TGAAAAAAAGACAGAGGAAGCTGGGGGAGTTGTTATATCTCCCCCAGCTGACAATAAGGATTCGGCTGGTGGTGCTAAGAAACGCTCAAAAAAAGCTGGATCTAAGAAACGATCAAAGAAGAGTTCCAAGAAAGGTTCTATGGCAGGTGGTGCTAAGAAGCGTTCCAAGAAAAGTTCCAAGAAAAGTTCCAAGAAGAGTTCTAAAAAGCGTTCTAAGAAAGCTTCTAAAAAGAGTTCCATGTCGGGTGGTGCTAAGAAGCGTTCATCTAAAAAGGGATCCAAGAAGGGGTCTAAAAAACGTTCCAAGAAAGCTTCTAAAAAGAGTTCCATGTCAGGTGGTGCTAAGAAGCGGTCTAAGAAAAGTTCCAAGAAAGCTTCGAAAAAAGGTTCAAAGAAGCGATCTAAGAAAGGATCTATGTCTGGAGGTGCCAAGAAGCGCTCCAAGAAAGCATCTAAGAAGAGTTCAAAGAAGCGATCTAAGAAGGGTTCTAAGAAAGCTTCTATGTCAGGCGGTGCTAAAAAGCGATCTAAGAAAGCATCCAAAAAGAAGCGTTCCAAGAAATCATCTAAGAAATAAATTAAACTAAATTATTTAATAAATATAATTATATTTATTAAATTAATTTTAATCTATAAAATCACAATTATCATTACTATCATTATTATTACTAATATCAGTTGTGATAACTAATTTTTTAACTTGTTTAGTTGTAGTAAATGTTGTATGTTTTATAGTTTTACTTGGTTTTTTATCAACCTTTACTTGTTCTACTTGTTCTACTTGTGTAGGCGGTGATATATCATCTATAAAATCACAATTATCTCTAATAGTATCATCGTCTGATTCTTTATCTTTTACTATAGTATTAAACTTTTTTTTATAAAAAGTATTTTCTTTTTTAATAGGTTGAATTAATTGTGTATGGTCAAAATCTTCTGATAATATTTTATGTTTATTTTTAATAATAATATCATTATGAATCGTATATAATGGCATCATTTTAATATATTTTTTTCTTTTATTAGCTATAGTTTGCAATTCAGGTAATTTATCTTGATTTTTTCTATAATATACTATTTTATCCCATGACTCTTTTAAAAGTGGTAATATTCTATTAAAAAATATATCATCACGTTTAATAGTTACATTGTGTGATACATCTAATTTCCAATAAATTATACGATAAAAATAATAATCTTTATTAATATCAGGATATGTTTCTTTAAAAGTATCTAATGATTCTAAAACCCACGCTTCATATTGTGTTTCATCCATATCTAATCGTTTAGGAATAATATATTTTGATTTCCATTCAGGATTATCACCATCAAATTCTGGTGTAAATTGTTTTGGATAAAATTCTAATATAATTCCTTTTTTTAATCTATTATCTATTTCAATAAGTGTCCCAGTATCATTTTCATAATTTTTACTAGTATCACATGAATCTGCAAGATATTCTTGTTTTGTTTTATATTCAGTTATTTTACATTGCCAAAAATCACATGCTTCCAAATCACAACATATTAATTGTTGTTGCACTTGACAATAATAATAAAAAGGACAAATTTGACCACATATTTTCCCTTTAATATAAATATCTCTAGTGACAGGACATTTAATTTCTAACATTCGTCCTAATCTGGGAGAAAATGTATTATCTAAAGTATATTGAGAACAAATTCCATCAGGTGATGCACCTAAGAAATTATAAGTTTCTGATGGTAATGCACCAAACTCATATACTCTAGTATTATATATATGTTCATAAATCATTGTTGCAGTAGGTTCATATTTTTTACCATGAAATACGGTAGCATTATCTTGAAATGGAAAATTTGGATCGCATTTTTTCAAAATAAAAGATTCAACTGGTTCATATGGATTCATATCAATCGCAGCAGCCATATCTGAAGCTGTTATTCTATTATATCTATAATTATACCATTCAATTGACCTTTGTGCAGGTTGTGGTAAATGTTTTAATTTATTAAAATGTGCAAGCAGTGATTTATATTTAGATGGTATTTTAATATCAGGATATAAATTTTCTAATTCTCGAAAACTATTTGCACCATTATCAAAAGATAATGATTTATTATATCTATATTTATTATTAAATAATCTATTAAAAACTTGATCTATCATTTCAGTAGTTGCATCTGGTATATCTTTTTTAATAGTTTCATAAACAGTTTTTTTTAATTTTGTTAATTGTAATAAACTAATAGATTTATTTGTATCATTTAATATTTCAATACATTTATTTAATATTAATGAAATAGTACCAAAGGACATTTATTACTATAATTTAAATATTATTTTAAAACAATATAATTTCAATTTATTCTATTATGCATAATAATACTTATTATTATTATATTGTAAATTAGATAATGAAATTATTTTACCATTTATTTCATCATAATTAACTGCTTCTTTCTTTGTTAATATTTTTAATTTAATTAAATCATTTAATTTATCTAATAATTGTTCGCGTTCTATATTACAATTAATTTGTAAATTATTAACAAATTCTTTTATTTTAAGTTTTTTATGAATTACATTTAATTTAGACCATGATTTAGTATATAGATATTTTTCAGAATCAATATTTGGAATATCTGTATTTTTTTCTGTATGTGAGTCTATTACTTTTTCAGTATCTGTTTTATTTATATTAACTAATGATTCATAATAATTATTTAACCACATATAATTAGAATCATTTTCTGACAAATTATTTAATAAACTTTTATAATATTTTATATTTAAATTTGATTTGATCAAAGATATATCCATAGTATATTATTATATGGTCTTTCTTCTTTATAGTTAAATTATAAAATTTTATTAATATATAATTTTTTATAATAATATATAATAATATATAATGTCTCGTAAAAATTTACCATATCGCGAAACAAGTGATTGTTTTTTATTATACAAAGGAAAATTAGTTGCAAGAGTTGTTACTAATTCTAAAACTAATAATAGTTATCTTAATTTACCAGGCGGAGGAATAGACCCCGGTGAAAAACCAATTACAGGGGCTAAACGTGAATGTATTGAAGAAGTTGGTGCTAAATTAAAATCATTAAAATTAGTTTCTACTGTTTCTTGGGATTGGTTTTCGGAATGGGCAGATACACCCAAAAGAAAAGAGAGATATAAACAATTTAGAGGTGAAGAAATTCACTTATTTATTGGTGAGGTTGATACATTTATCAAGCCAACAAGCAATGAAGGTGATGCGTGGAACGGAAAGAAATTAATGAGTTTATCAAATGCTATTAAAGTAATGAATAAAAGTATGAATAATGATCATGAAAATATGAAGCCATATAGAATTGCACAACTTACAATATTAAATATGATGAATATTTATAAATAAAACAATATTAAATATGATAAATATTTATAAATAAATCAATATTAAATATGATGAATATTTATAAATAAATATTGATAAAAAATTATTTATAAACTTAATTAAAATATATAATAAAAATGCCTATTGATTCTTCCCTTGAACAAATAAATAACTCATCAGATGAACAAGATAATGAATTATTTGATGATAACATTACTAATTCATCAGACTCAAATGATGAACCAGATATTTATAATAATAATTTTATAAATGAAAATATATTACTTGATGTATATAGTTATTTATTTAATTTTATGATACAACGTAGAAGTGATTTAATAGAAAATAATTATAATGAAGAAGAAATTATTAAAATACTTAAAATGTATTTAATAACACAGAGTATTCCATTGAATCAAATAAATTTTGTATTATTTAAATTTTATCAATATTATGATATTGATAATATTACACATGAAAATATTATAGAAATATTAGAAAATGATAGAAATACACAACCACTACCACAAATTATACATTATCAACTAATAGAACCACAATTAAATGATGCATATATAATTAATTATACTCATACTCAAATTATAGATGTAATTAATAATTTATTACACCTTGCAGAACCAGATAATTTTCAAGATGTAGTTGTAGCTACTGATAAAACACTATTAGACCAATTAAATAAATATACATTAGATTCTAATTTGGAAACAAAATGTGTAATTTGTATGGATAATATGAATGAAACACAAGTTGTTTGTGAGCTTGGTTGCAAACATTTATTTCATGATGAATGTATAAAAGAACATTTATCACATTATTCATATAAATGTCCTATTTGTAGAGATGAAGTAGGCACCGGTGTTCCATTATTATGATTTATTGTTGAGCACATTGAGTATGTCCTGGTCCTTGTTCTTGTGAATGTTCATACTGTTCTTGTTGTTCATTATTTGTTTTTTTACATAATATTTCAATTACTTGTTCTGATATATCATTTGAACATTCAATCATATTAGCTTTAGTATTTCCTTGTAATTGTTTCTCAATTAAAACTTCTCCCTCACATGTTGTTTGTAAAATTGTTTTTAATAATGTTTTATTTTCATTTGGTATATTTATTATATTGGGCAATGATACAGTAAATCGAATATATAAATCTCCCTTAATACCGGTTTGTAATGATTTCATGCCTTCACCTGATATTTTATAAACAGTATTATATTCTGTTTTAGTAGAACTACTAATAACTAATTTTCTCCCATCTAAATGTGTGATTAATTTATTAAATCCAAATAATGCTTGATATAATTTTAAATCAACATCAATAAATAAATTATCATTACTTCTTTTAAATAATTTATGTGGTTTTATATTAATAATTATTATTAAATTTGTTTTTGTATTTTTCATTTGATGACCTTTACCTGTCATATTAATTTTATTACCAGTAATAAGCCCTGCTTTTAATGGAATTTGAATTGTTTTCTCTTTCAAATTGAAACAATTACCAGAACAAACTGTACATTTATTTGACTCATCAATAACTTTTCCTGAACCACGACATGTATTACATTCAGACATTG